TTTTAAGACAAAATGCGGTGTAATGATGGGCGATCCCATAACCAAAGTGCTGCTAACCACGGCGTCAATGACGTCATGGTTCTGCACCCAGGCTGGGTTTAGAACACTTCAGGAAGTGAACTTTTCGACCTACATTAAAGACCGATATAATTATAGGGTGAGGAAGACGCCGGGGTCATCATTCGCATGTGCGGGAGATGATCACACGGCAATAGGAAGTAAGAATGACGTAATACGTCCTCCTAACTTCCTGTCATCCATGAAACTCGAGATCTCCTGGGATAAATACGCAATTTCAAGGAAATACGTAAGTTATTGCCAGGCATATGGCTGGGCCCCGAAATTCAAAAGGTCGATACATATCGACACTTTGAAAGTTCGTTTATTAAACGAATTTCGGAAACAAGGAGGGCATAGTTCTTATGAAGAACCAGACCCACTTGTCGGCAAAGCCAAAGACCTCGAAAGAATGATGAGGCATGCTGGATCTCACAAAACAAAAGAGGAAGCATCTTATGCAACTTTCTTGTGTGGGATAATCCCGCTTTCAATGAAAGCGGGAATGCCAGCATGGTTTGAAAATAAAATGTTCAAGAAACAGCAGAGCTATATGCCCAGCTCGTTTGGAGGATTAGGAATCCCCTCAAACAACAACTGGACGTTGAACGAGAAATGTTTCTCGATCTTCAAAGCTCACTGTTTAGAACACTATCAAACCCTGCTTCTGCCCAAGAAACTGCAAGACAGTACCTGGCACAGAGGCATAGAGTTTAAAAGTCAAATCTCTGACATCTCGGAGTTGGTTGGTGGAATAAGATTCCACGAAGCATGGTCCAAGACTCAATCAAAGATTGACGAAGGATCCGAGACACCATCCGGAAGCCGGAGGGTGCAAAGGGAGATTTATAAAGAGTATATTAGGATAGACGAACCCTGTGACCTACTAGGTACCAAGGAAGCGGCTGCTCCTGCTGTCTACTCAGGGAGGTTTAATGATAAGATCGTTAAACCAAACATGAGATCAAGACAAATACTCTCAAAGAAGGCACAACTTTACAAGTGTAATAGAGAACTCGTGGATAGTATCCCCTGGACTCAAATAGAGGTCAATGACCTACACTTGAAAAGGCCTGGTATATGGGCTCCAAGGAAGGACGTGTTGGAACTGCTGGGAATAGGATTCTCAGCACCTTCAATGCATTTCTCCAGTCGCTTCTTAAGCGGAACTGGTCAAAACTTCGCGCTAGATAGAATATCTGCTACCCTCAATGAGGGATTCGCTGATGACATAGATCATCTATGGATAGACAATCTAGATGCCCTAAGCGATATCCGGAATAATGAGGAAGAGTTGTATGAACTATAGCATGCTACTGTTCAGTGACCTACCTCTTGC